GCAAGTTTTTTGAGAAGATGAAGAAACTTGCGCCGATGCTGTCAAAGATTACTTTGATGCGAGTGGCAGGAAATCTGAAGTTTCTGGCAGAGGGGACGAGAAATACAGCAACTGCGAAGAAGACGGAGAATACATCCGTCGCGGCATCTGCCGATACGATCGTTTCCGTCGTTCTTGGGTCGTTTGAGTTTTTTAAGATCATACAGATTTCAAAAAATGCATCAAACATGTCGATAGATGCGTTTGAGGGGTGGCTTGTCGAGATGCTTTCGGGAGACATTGCGCGCGCAATCGACAACTATATCATCAACGATGCGACAAATGGTATTTCCGCTATTGCTTTTACGACTAATACAAACCAGGTTTTGCAGACAGCGACAACTGGTTATACCTATTCTGATCTCGTTTCCGTTGCGGCTTTGATGCCGGCTGCATATGACAGTGAGGCTGAGTGGCTCGTAAGTAAAAAAGTCTTGTACGGATCGATTAAGAAGATCGTTGACAGCTCCGGCAGACCGATCTTTGACATTTCGGACAAAACGCTGCTTGGTTATCCAGTCGTTGTCGACGATTATGTCGGTACAAGCAAAAACGAGATCTATCTTGGTCGTTGGAGCGACATTGTAGGAAATCTGTCTCAGGACGTGACGGTCGAGAGAAACGATTCGTCAGGTTTCCGCGAGGCGGCTATCGACTATCGCGGGTATGCGACGTTTGATTCAAAGCCTGCAAAAAAAGACGCAATTGTACGTCTTGTATCAACTACCTAATCATTTGACGCGGTATGCCCGGCGATGCAGGTAATCGCCGGGCGTACTTTTTAGGAGGGGAAATGAAAATATACGTCGCTATTCCATGCTTGGAAGAAATGCCTGTCGATTTTGTAAAATCACTCGTCGGTCTTGAAAAAGTAGGTCAAACAAGCATTAATTTCTCGGTCGGGTCACTGGTCTACGCGTCTCGCGACTATCTTGCACAGTGCGCGATAGCTGAAAAATCAGACTACATTGTTTGGCTCGACTCGGACATGACATTTCAAACGGATCTGCTCATTGATTTAATTGCGGATGTTGAAGGAAGAGATTTTGTCACGGCAGTTTGCTTTCGCCGGAAGCCTCCTTTTTCTCCTGTTATTTATAAAAAAATCAGAATAGGGCTAGACGGAGAAAGCGAGACAGAAGAGTTTGACGAATACCCGCAAGACGAAATGTTTGAGATCGACGCATGCGGAATGGCGGCGGCGATCATGAGCACAGAAATGGCGGCGGCGATCATAGCCGAAAACAAACAATTGTTTGCTCCGATCCCTGGATACGGAGAGGACATCTCATTTTGCATAAGAGCAAAAAGAATGGGCTATAAGCTTTGGGCTGATCCAGAATTAAATGTTGGACACATTACAAAGACGATCGCGGATCGGTCGGCATGGAAAGCGTGGAAGGAGAAAGAAAATGGCGGTATCAGCTAATTATTTGGCGGCAGTTAAAAAGGCGATCGGAGTATCAGCCGCGATTTACGATACAGACATAACTGATAAAATCGAAGAAGCAAGATCGGAAATGATCAGGATCGGGATTTCTGAGATTTTAGCAAATGACGAAACGGATGCGCTTATTCGCCGCGCCGTTACAACATTTGTCCATGCTGGATACCCGGAAGATGAAGCGAGCGCGTCAAGATACGCGGAAAGCGCAGAAAAGCAAATGATCATGCTCAGTGTTGACGCTGACTACAAGGAGATTATTGCGGATGCCTAGATTTTCGGAAGCCACTTTTATGATTTTGACAGAAGTTTTGTCGTCAATCGGAAAGAAAGAGCGCATCTATGTCGCTTCTGGGTCTGCCGTTGCTTGCACGCGCGAGACAATCGGCGTGACGGAAGCGTATCAAGCTCAAGCGGCAGGATTTAAGCCGTCGATCAAAATAAGAATACGCGAGGAAGAATACGCAGAAACGTTCAAGGCGTTTTTGCTTGGCGGAACACAGTACAAAATTATCCGCACACAAAATGCGACGGCAGGATTTTTGACGATCGTTGGAGAGGCGATTTTGCAGTGAGCGAAAAGTTTGTCAATAATATAGATAAGGCGAAATTGGCACTTTTTTATGCCGGAAAAGCCGCCGCTAGAAAAGCCGCGCGGGCAATCGCGAAGGAAGCAAAGTCGAAATTAACAAGCTCAACTGGTAGATCAAAAAAATATATGAATGTTGCTACGCGCGGGAAAAAAGACGAGCAAGCAAGGGCGCAAGTCGGGTATTATCAGCGATGGAAAATGAAAGAAAAGGGCAAGGAGATTCCGAAAGCGAGTGCTTCTTGGCTGGAAAATGGGACTAAACCGCATTTGATCAAAGTTGGTCAAAGATCAGCAAAGGGCGTCGTGCTCAGCCGGACAGGTAAAAGACTGCTGTCAAACGGCGTTTTGAAATTTGGTACATGGTTTAATCATCCAGGAACAAAAGCTAGAAAACCTCTCGTTTCCGCCGCGCAAACCAAAACGGAAGCAGTTGCAAAATGCGCACAAGAGTATTATTCTAAACTTAGCGATTTGTATAAAAAAGAAGAGAGTTTTTTTGCAGATATCGCAAAAGCAGCAGGAGGGGAAGGAGACGTTGACGATGACGGAGAATAAAGCATTGATAGCTGCTCTCGTTGCATTTGTTCGGACGTCATTTCCCGATATTGATTATGACGACTCCGGCATTGCAGATCCTGCCAACTTTCCGATTTCTGTCATTTCTGGCGTCGTGATTTCACAAGGCGAAAACGGAACAAGGGCATCGTTTAATATTGATCACTGGTCGCTTGCGGAAAACCATAGCGCTGACGATTTACAAACAAGATGCGATGGGATTTTATCTGCGCTAAACAAAAAGGTCATTGTGTTCGACACATCAAATATATTTCTGGTTTGGTTTGACAATGAGGTAACAGAAGCAGAAGCGCCCGATTATATACACAAAGTGCAATCGTTTTCGGGCAACATTTATTACGGAGGTTGAAAAAAATGTCATTTGATTTAACAAAAGCAACGCTAGGGGCTGGACTAATCTATGTTAACGACGGAGAGGCGGACGAGTTTCTGCTAGGGCCTACACGCGGCGGCGGATCGTTTGAAGGAAAATCCGAAACGCGAGACATTGAATTTGATGGAAAGGAAGGACCGACTAAAGGAACGGTTGTTATCGATCAGATTACAGGCGTGATCAAAGCAACGGTAATTAACTACTCAAATAGAATCCTGTCGTATTTGTCTCCTGGAATTGCGCCGCTGTCAACCGCATCAACAGCGTCGGTCACGCCTGGATCAGTCGGGATTGTTCCCGACGCGAATTATTTGAAAAATGTAGCATACTACGTGCCGACAGTGGATGGAAAATACAAGAAATACAAGATCCTGAACCCGCTATGCAGGAACGGAATTTCATCGGCGCACAAAGACAAAGGCGAGGGAGAGCTTGCTCTCGAATTTACAGGTCATCATAACGCGGACGGCACGGGCGAAATCTGGGAAATTAGCGACGTGCAGTCGATTGCCTAATTATTAAAAAAGGAGGGCGAAAAATGAACAAAAGATTATTCTTTGCATTTTCAGCATTTCTGGACGAAATGCAACTAGACCCGCGCGAAATGATCAAAATCTTCATGAGCGATGCGACGGCAAAGCAGAAAGCAGACGGAAAAGCGGAACAGAAAACGGCGATGGTGATGCTTTTGTACACAATCGTTTCAAAAGTGCACAAGGCAAAGACGACATACATTCCGTTTGTTTCCGCGCTGCTAAATTGTTCTGAGGCAGAAGCGGAAGAAAAAGACGTGGAGGAAGTGCTCAAGATCGCATTTTCGAATAATGACGTTAAATCTTTTTTTCGCTAACGAGCGCAATTTCATTTCCCGACATTTTGCGTCTCGAAAATCAAAACTATGGCGGGTCGGCGTACGAAATGTCGACAAGACTGTTTGTTTCTTTGATCACCAAAGCGTACGAGCGTGAGGTGATGGACGATCTCAGGGGTATCTGGAAGTTAAATGTCATGGCATCCGCTTTTCGCGGCAAGGAGATTTTGACATTTGACGAATGGAAGAACAACATTAAAGAGAGACGCGGAGAAATTAACGAAGAAATTGATCCAGACGAGCTTGTCGCTCGCATAAAAAAGGATCTCGGAAAGGGATAAAATGGCGAGTCTGTTTACACTTTTTGGCGATATTTTTGTTGAAAATGCAAGCGCGAACAAGGCGATTTCCGATACTGTCGGAAATGCCGAAACTGCGTCAACGAAAACATCGGCATCTTTCGGATCCGTCGCGAAGAATGTGGGGGTTGGCGTTCTGGCTGTCGGATCGGCAGCGACGGCAGTAACAGGTGCGTTAGTTTCCGTCGCGTCCAGTACGGCATCGGCAGCAGACGCGATTGATGAAGGCTCGCAGAAACTCGGAATGACAACAGAGGGATATCAAGAATGGTCGTACATCCTTGACCAAAACGGCATGGATATTGATAGTTTTGGCACGAGCATGAAAGGCATGGTTACGACGATGACGGATGGCTCGCTCGAGTCGTCTGGAGCTCTTGATACTTTGGGACTGTCGCTTACGGATTTGCAAGGGATGAGTCAAGAGGATGCTTTAGAGGCGGTCGTTGCAAAATTTCAGGAATTGCCAGAAGGCGCGGATAAATCTGCTCTTGCTATTGATGTGTTTGGCAAATCTGGAATGGACATGTTGCCCGTCCTTGACCAAACAGCCGGAAGCTTGGACGACATGAAACAAACCGCACATGACTACGGCATGGTCATGTCCGACGAAGCAGTAACGGCAGGAGCCGAACTCGGAGACTCGCTCGATGCGCTGAAAATGGCGGGTAGCGGAATGATGAACAGCTTAGGATCAGCGATCGTCCCGCTTGTCCAGTCTGTCGTAGACATTATTACGGCTAATTTGCCGATGATCCAAGACATAATTTCCGAAATGGCTCCAATTTTTGCCGATGCGATCGCTGCAATTCTTCCTGTTTTTTTACAAATCGTCGAGCAGCTTTTACCGCCGATGTTGGATCTGATCCAGCAGCTTTTACCCTTTCTGATGGATTTCGCCTCGGCTATCCTCCCGATCGTCGTTGATCTTATCTCAGCGCTTCTGCCAGTTATTTTGCAAATCGCTGAAAAGGTACTGCCGATTTTGCTTGAATTGATCGAGCCACTTCTTCCACTTCTTGATCTCCTGCTTCCGCTTTTGTCGCCAATTTTAGAGTTGGCTCTTGCTTTGCTTACGCCAATGCTCGATTATATCGAGACGATTTTGCCGCCACTCATTGCAATAATAACTAATATCGTTGAGGTCGTCGTGCCTCCCCTCGTTGAGATCATCGGGTTTGTCGCCTCCGGCGTACAAGGACTTGCCGATTTCTTGGGCGGAAAAATGAAATCAGGGTTTGACGACTTCTCCGCTCAGTGTAGTGCGGTTGGTAAGGTTCTTAGTGATGTTTTTGGCGCGGCGATTACCGGAGTCAAAGATCAAATTGATAAGTTACAGACGATTTTTAATGATGTTACAACTTTTATCAAGGATGTTTTTTCTGGAAACTGGAAAGATGTTTGGGACGACGTTGTTACGATCTTCACGGACATTTTTTCAACAATCGGAGAAATCGCAAAAAAACCGCTCAACGCGATTATTGATGGACTTAACACATTTATAAAAGCAGTCAATAAGATTGAGATCCCCGATTGGGTGCCGGAAGTTGGAGGCATGGGGATCAACATCCCGACGATTCCGAAATTAAAAATCGGAATGGACTATGTGCCGTCGGACGATTTCCCCGCACTCTTGCATCGCGGCGAATCCGTCTTAACGGCTGACGAGGCATCCGACTATCGGACAGGGCGATCTGGATCTGGAAATACATATGCTCCGACTGTCAATATTACGATTTCTGGCGCTGAGCAAAAAACGGCAAAAGAACTGTTAGAGTTGATTAGTCAAGCTGTATCGGATCAAACGTTTGGAATGGGGGGAGCGCTAAATTATGGGACTTTGTGATTTGTATTTTTTAGGCAACAGAATAAATAGTCTTGATTTTGGCTTGCAGCCGCTAAAATTACCAAAACCGGAACGCGCGGCAAAAAGATACACGGAATATACGATCGCCGGGCGATCTGGAAAACTGCACGTAGACGACGGATCATACGAAGAAATTGAAAAATCGATATCTTTTATGTGTGAAGAAAAATACGTCGAAACAGCGACGGCGTGGCTGTCTCAAATTACAGAAATCTGCACAAGCGCGGAGCCTGACAGGGTATTTAGTGTCACCCCTGGTGTGATGATCAAAACAGCGACTACAACGCCGGGGCTGTTTGAATTTTCGGTTAGTTTTAAATGCTATCCTTTGTCAAAAGATTTCGAGCCAATAACGTACGAGATTATTAACGACGGTCTGCATACGCCGTATTTTAATTTACAAAATCCGTCTCAAATTGCGGCGTATCCGTCGTTTGAAATCTTTGGAAATGGTACAATAACAGTACAGGTTGGCGGTCAAGTCGTCACGATAACAGATGTGGACGGTTGGATAATGGTCGAGGGCGGCGAATCGCTGGTGTGTTATGATAATGACGGTAGCGCATTAAACCGCATGTCTCTATCCCCTGCTGACGACGTGGGTTTTCCCTCTATCGCGGGAAACGAGATCGCATATATTATGCAGACGGGCGCCGACAGAATTATTGTTATGCCAAACTGGAGATATTTATGATTTATGTGTATGATAAAAAATCAACGCTAAGCGAGTTGCAGACAAACGGTCAAAGCAGAGTCGAGGCTGTTTCCTGTACTGTTTTTGAGCGTATAAATTCAGAGTTTTACGCTGAAATTTCTGTGCCAGTAGGCGCAGAAGGATCGGTTTTTTGTAAAGTCGGAGCGATTTTGAGGATCGCATGTCATCGAGGGCTTCAATTTTTTAGAATTTGGTCGGCGGATCAGGACAATGACAAGATCAAAATTAAGGCGTGGCATATTAGCTACGATCTGTCTGCAGCTCTCGTTGTTTCCGCGTCATTTTCGGCCGCATCAGGACAAGCCGCTTTGACTGGTCTTTTGACATCCGCGGCAACAGAGACACGATTTTCTGGCGCGTCGGAAATTGATACAGCAAACAACATTAGCGTCGTTCGCGGCTCTGTTTTATCCGCGCTGATAAATACAAAAATCGAAAATTGCTATTTGAATATTTGGGGCGGGGAAGTTGAGCGTGACAATTTTAACTTTAATATAAAAAATTCGCTTGGAGACGATCTCGGAGTTAGAATTTCTTACAAGAAGAATCTGACAGGCTTTAAGATGACGGAGGATGCGTCAGATTTGGCGACGAGGATTTACCCGACGTGCTTAAACAGCGACGATACGGTATTGCCGCTGCCAGAAGGGTATATTGACAGCGCATATATAGACGATTACGCAGTGCCATATGTGCGCACGATCCATTTTTCCGACATTGTCGTTGGAAAAACTGTCGAAGGGGAAATCCCGTACCCAAACGCCGCATCCGCATTTACGGCAATGCGGGCAAAAGTAGCAGCCCTTTATGCCGCGAAATGTGATCTGCCGCTTTTGACTGCAAGCATCGATCTCGTTTTGATCGGAGCAACAACGGAATACGCGGAATACGCAGACCTGGAAAGCGTCTCGCTTGGCGATACGGTTGTCGGAAACTATCGGAACGTTTCCGTGACTAATCGCGTGCACGAAATCACATACGATGCGTTTTCAAAGCGCGTGACAAAAATTCTCCTCGGCTCGGCGTCAAGAAATACGATCGCAGACACAATGTACGCGCAAGATGTTGATCTTTCCGCGCTAAAATCTGACATGGACGAGACGTTAAAGCAGACGGGGAGCTATTACGGATGTGGGATCAATCATCAAGATGGGTTTTTATGCACAGCAGAGGACGGGCATTTTTCAAAATTTAACGCCGATATAATGGGATTCTTTAATTCTGCCGGCGTACAGGTCGGAGGAATATCGTACGTTAATTCTGTTCTTGCTTTCGTCGCGTCGATGCTAACCAACGATGCGACAGATCCGGAATGTTGGGCAACGATTGGACAGCAATCCGGCTTGTACGGCATCTTTATATTCAAAAAATCTGTATCAACGACTGTGCCAGTTCTTAAAATTCTTCTCGGTACGGGCGGAGATTTTTACTTGCAAAATTCGGCAGGATTTAACATTCTTGATTTTCAAGGCTTTGATCCCGCGCATGGGCGCGGAACGATCTTGCGAAACGCAGACGGCACGGTCAGATTTCACTCCGACGACGATCATGCGGAAATCGTCGCGCCGAACGGAAATAAAATCTTTGTGAATAACACAAACGCATATAAAGTGATCGGCGGCGTTGTGTCAGTAATATGAAATATAAAGGAGGCACAAAATGATAACATCAGTACAGATTACAATCGATCTTAACAGCGCCTATACGCAAAAAATCAAACTGCCGCAAAACGAGCTGGGAGGAAGGACTTTGTATTTTACCCTGACGTCCTCCGGCGTAATGGTCGATTTGACGGACAGAATTGTTGTTTTGTCAGGAGAAAAACCTGACGGGACGGTCTTGTTTCTTCCGTGCGTCGTCACAAACGCAACGTACGGGATGGCTAAGTGTGCGATTACGGATCAGTTTGTATCTGCCATCGGAGAAATTGCGCTGCAGATCAGAATTTACAATTCCGCAATGTCAGGAACGGCAACAAGCGCGACATCGCTATCGCTATACGATACTACTCAAGCATTCACCCCGAATTTATACGCAGGAAAGTGGATATATATCGTATCTGGATCTGGGTCGGGTCAGTCACGTTTAATCGCATCAAATACAGCGACTCAAATCGTCGTGACGGAGGCTTGGAGTGTCAATCCGTCCGCAGGTTCAATTTACTCTGTCGTCTCGGAGGTCGGAAATAGCTTCCCGTTTTTTGCGACAGTTGTAAAATCTGTCGATATTGACACGCAGGTCGAGTCATCAAGCGACTTTTCCGCATTGCAAACTGCAATTTCGGCGGCGGCTGGGCTAGACGCTGCCGCGCTGCACAAAACAGGCGACGAAACAATAACGGGATACAAGTCTGTGCTAAGTCCTACGTCAGCAGATCATATAGCTAATAAGGCATACGTAGATTCTGACTGGACGCCAATTTTAGAAACATGGGCGTATGCCTCTGCAACTACAATAACCGTACCAACAGGAGCTATTAGTAGATATCAAAAATTCGATAAAATCCGATACACACAAAGTGGAGCGGTCAAATATGGACGTGTCTTGTCAGTATCAAGTACACTTTTGACACTGATCCCTTCAGCTACATATGCAGTTGCCAATTCGGCGATTTCGAATATTTCAATTAGTCGTAAAGCAACGCCGTTTGGCTTCCCTGGCATAAGCACATGGAGGCATAGTTTTGCACCAGCAAGTAACGTTTTTGTAGAGGGTGGTTCTTATTATGTTATTAACGATAATAATACAATAG